AAATTCTTATAATTCTGATCTTATTTCCTTATACTTACTTAATATACCACCGATTCCATTATTTACAACATCATTATCTTCAATAATCATCATACCACCGCCCATTCTACCTACACGGCCTCCATATCTTTCATTTGTTCTTTTCCAAGATGGATTTTCCGTCATGAAAGGAGAATTACTTTCACTATTAAAAATGGCCATCTTTTGGTTTGGAAGAAAAGCAGCACCATTCCTTTCCATTCTTTCTAAAGATCCTACTGCTTCATCATGCGATTTTCCTTGGTCAATTAAGTCATTATATGCTTGTTGTCCTAAAGCCGTTAGTGCTTCTTGGAAAGACGTAATGCCACCATTCTCAAAACCTACACGGCCACCTTTTCTAAATGTTACAGGATCTAACATACTTGAAAGACCAAAAATGCTTCTATCAGGATCGGGTCCTTGAATTTGGCTTTGAGCCATAAAAGGTTGTGCAACAGGAACATTTAACATTCTTGCGTACCAGTCTGTTAGTGCGCCAGTTCTTGATGCATCGTATTGCATTGGAGTGTAGCCTCTATACTGAGGTAGTTGTGGAGCTGGTCTATTTAATGCTTGTTCTGCAGCTGGTTGTGCTGCAGCTGCAGTTTGCATTGTTGCTGCATCTTGAGCATCTTGCACTCTTTGATCTTGAATATTTTGTAGTGTTGCATCATCTAATACTTGTTGAGCTGCTGCTTGTTGCTGCTGTTGCTGCGTTGCTGCATCCGCAGCTGCTTGTTCTTCTTGTTGCTGCTGTTGCTGTGCTGCTTCTTCTGCTGCTTGTTGTGCTGCTTGTTGTCCTGATAATCTTTGTTGATCTAATAGATAAGCTAGTTTGTCAGATGCTGCTTGTTTTTTACCCATCCACTGTCGATAACGTTCTTCATTAGCTCCTTGACCACCACCAGATTGTGGAGGAGCTGTTCCTGTATATCTAGCATAGTCTTGTAAAACTCCTGAAATGTCACCGTACTCTGTGTCTCCTAGTAAACCACCTAAAACTCCCATTTTATCTGCAATAGCTCTATTGTAAGCACTAATATCGTGAGTAGCACCTTGACCAGCAATATTCATTCCAAAATCTTGAGGTTGAAATGTAGTTTCAATTGCAGCCTGTTGAATTTCAGGAGATAATCCGCTAAAAAAATCTCTTGCTGTTGACATTCTTTCGTCAGTAGTTTGACCATATAACTCTGGTCGTGGTATGCCTCCAGAAAAACTATAAACATCTGCCCAATTGCTAGGAACAAAAGAACTTAAATTTGGAGGACTTCCACCTTCTTGCATACGAACACGGCCACCTTTTTTAAGTGTTACAGGTTCAAGTAAACTACTTAATCCAAAAATACTTCCTGGCATTATACTTTTCTCCTTTTAGGTACTAGTGATGCTAGTCCACCATTCTTAGCATAAGATATGGCGCCTGGCCAATTATCAACACCATAATATACAGGAGCATAATCCATAACACCAGTTATATCTTCTTCTAGTGACACTGTCTGCGGCATTCCAGTCGCTTCGTCTGCAAGAGTTTGATAGTAAAGAGGATCAGCTGGTGTAAGTTCTCTTCCTCTAGTAGCTTCTCTTTCAGCTTCAGGATCAACACCAAAATTTACTCCACTTGTATCAAGCCCTAAAAAATCTGCAGCCATACCTAAATAACCAGTAAGACCTTCACTTGGATAACCTAAAATTTCTCCAGTTGTTATATCTCTAACAGTAGGTTGTTGTGTAAGGTTCATAAGACCTTGTCCCGGAACATAACCCATATTTTCAAGACTACCATATTTACTAATAAAAGCAGATTGTTCTTGAGGAGAAAGTTGATTCATACTTAAAGTAGCAGCAATTTGTGGAGTTAATCTATCTATGTGAGGAGGGACTGGTATTGCTTGTTGTGTTACATAAGCCATAACTCTTTGATGAGCATCTAAAGCAGCTGCCGCTTCGTCTTCACCAATACCAAACACAGCATCATCAACTCTATCTTTAGCATCGTCACTTAATCCACCATAAGTGCTGCCTGATACTCCATGGCCACCTGCAATTAATGCTTTTAATGTGTCTGGAGATAGTTTTTCTACTAAATCTTTTGATAACTTTGCTTTATCAGGATCGCCTACTACAGGATTTGTTTTATTAGGGTCATAACTTTGACTTGGATCATTAGGACTTCTTTGTTGATTACTACTTCTTTCAGCTTGATTAGTTCCAGATCCAACTGTACTTCCTTCTCTCCCTGGATCATTACCCATTCCTGGACCTCTACCTTGTGATCCTACATTACCTCCACTAGAACTAGAACTAGAACTAGAACTAGAACTAGAACTAGCAGGACCATCGCTATGATGTCCACCACCCCAAGCCACTACTTAGCTCCGCCGTTTGGCTTCATAATGTTTGCTGTAGTTTTTTCCATGTTAGCTGTAATCTTTTCTGCTTTGTCCATGACTCTATTGATAGAATCTTTTTCTAATTTCTCAGCAGCAATAGCTGATCTAATTGCGACAGCATCTTTTTGTTGATCAATTTTTTCACGATCAACTTTAGTATTAGTATCTAGTTTTCTTTTTTCAAGACCAAGTTTCTGATTAGCTTCTTTACCTTTTCTAACCATATCTTGTTCTCTAACTTTTAGCTCATCACGTTTTAAATCAATTAATGGATCAGCTGCAGTTTCTTTAAGTAGATCTTCATATTTAACTACAAACTCAGCAATTAAATCAGCTTCACGTTCAGCAACTCGTGACTGCATTTCCATCATCATTTGTTGTTGTACCATTTGTTGTTGCTCAGGTGGCATTGGCTGCATTTGTTGTTGAACTTTTGCTTGCACTTCTTCTTGAGCTTTAAGTGATATGTGTTGCATAATGTGAGCTTGTAAGTTTGCCATTACAACCGGACTTTGTTTTACAATTGTACTGTGCATCATAGAAAAATGTGCTTCAATATGAGCATCATGATTCTGTCCTTGAAACGCTTGTGCCGGCATACCTGCAAGCATCTCAGCATTTTCTGTTGCTGGGTCTTTTGGTTGTGGTTCTTGAGGTGGAGGTAACATTGCTTCAATATTTTGAACACCCATTGCTTCATACATTCTTCTATAAGCTTCATGTACGTTATGCATTTCAGGTGCAGCTTGTGCTAATTGTAATTGTTGTTGAGCAAGTGTTACACGTTGTGTAACTGAAAAAATATTTGGATCAGATACAGGTATTACATCAATACGTGCATCAAAGTCTTGTGCTTTAACAGCTTGGTTACCACCAACAATTTGATATGGATAAACTGGTGGTAATGTTTCTGCAAATAATTGTGCAAGTAATTTAAATTCTTTTCCTTGAGCTGAATGCATTCTTTTATGAATCGCAGACATAACTTTCATTCCACGCTCTAGTAATGCCATAGTTGTACCAACAGGATTAACTTCATTACCTTCGCCAAGTTTCATATCAGCAACAGCAGCAAATGATTTACCACTGTCAATTACAAAACCTAATAAGTTAAATAAAGTTTGTGATGGTTCTTTGTAAGGTAGAGTAATTAGTGAAGATGCAATATCCCCTGCAGGTGCATCAACATCTCTAAACTCACCTGGTACTAATGGCTGATCATCATCACGTATTCTAAGCCCACGAGCTTTAAAGCCGGCTGGTAAGTTGACGAGTGTGCCTGCGTCGATAAGCTGTCGTAATACAGAGGTTGCGGTTTTTGTGAGACCACCAAGCATATGAATAAGACCAAAACCATAAAAGCCAAGACCTGGCAAAAATTTATAATGTACGAAATATTGTTTTTTAATTTTAAGTGGGTCACCTTCAGCCCAGTTTCTCCTTATAGATAAAATTTTATTGGAATTATCTTCAATAGTTACAATATACGGTAAACTAATTCCAGTTTCTTCGCCTGCCTCATTGGCATCTTCATAACCTGGAAGGTCTAAGTTAGTATGAATTTCCAACAAAGTATAAATGTCATCTTTTGTGTAAACTTTTTTCTTACCAGATATCTCATCTATTTTTTCTTGTACTTCGCTTGGATCATCATCTGGTGGATTGCCAACTTCTACATCACGGTAAAATCCTGTAACTTGAAACTTCCGTAGATCGTTGGCCATCATTTTTACAACGTGGGTAATTCTAGAACATGTCATTAAGTCTGTTGAATCGTAAGGAACTACTAGATCTTCTGATGATACAAATTTAGCAACAGGTCTACCTAATGTATTATCAAAATAAACTTTACGGAACGCCGAACCTGACAAGGGTAGGTGAAATAGCATTTGGTCAAGTTCGGGCTCGTATTCCTCCATGACGTGGGTGAGTTGGAAATTCATAAATTCTTTAACACGGCTCGATTGAGATTCAACTTGTGGGTTAGTTGCTCCCATGATTTGTGTTTTTACAGGGCCACCGGCAGGAAATAATTCTTTATATGATTGTGCTTGAAACTGTGTAACTGATTCTGCAAGTAAAGGGTGTGATACACCTGATGCTCCAGGAAAGGGGGATGTACGATCATCATACTTCATTCCAAGTAGATCTAACCCCTCAGCATAAGTCGATGACCAATCACCACGTGATTCTTTATCACCATCATAGGCATCAGAAAGTTCTCTTGCTATTACATCAAGATCACCATCACTTAATTGTTCAGCTAAGTTTTCATTATGTCCACCCATCATTGATTGGGCCGGACCAAAATTTATAGTTGCACCACCATCAGCGTCTAACTGTGGATCACCTTCGTTGAATTCTACTTCTTGTGCTCTAATGTCGAACTTCATTTGTTCTTTTAGAGGCATATCTCTGTCTATTGGCATGTTACGCCCTTAATGATGCTATTCCTGCACCTTCATTTCGTTGTTGCATGGATTGAATAATTCTTTCGCCTTCAATCGTAATAAACTTTTCTAAACCTTGTGGTCCAAGATATTCATTAGGGAGTTGTCCTTGATCTTTTAACATATCATAAGCTTCTATAACTAAACCAAGCATTGGATCTTCCATTGCTGCAGTTCTTAGTGTGCCTTCGCGATCAAGTTCTTCTCTTAGCTCAATTGGATCTGTATCAAACATTCCACCTGGATCATCTATCATGTCTGTTGGTACTCTCATTTCGTCATCACCAGCAGCCATCATTTTACCTTGAGGTAAACCACCTAGACCATTTCTCATGTCTCTTATTGCCATTAAATCACCCTTTTATTACCCGTATTAATACTAACACAGAATATAGCAATTTATTTAGTTTTACCATAGCTTTTTTTACTTTTGTATTTAGCGGCATCTTCTTTCCCTAGTTGTTTCCAAAATTCATCAAGTGGGTTGTGTTCGCAATTGATACAGTCACACTCGACCGTTCTACACGAACCACCATTACCACAGTGGCATTCGTGCTCGCAATGCTTACAAGCAGCCATTATTGTCCCCTGAAATCAATAATTACTTGTTCTTTACAGAGCCACCACGTTTTAGTTTAACGCCGCGTCCTTTTAAAACATCTTTACGAGTAACTTTACCATCACCTGTTAAGTCAGGAAATCCACCTTTTTGCATCTTAACACGTTTTTTCATAGCAGAGCCACCGCCTCTTTTCAGAACACGTTTCTTCATAGCAGAACCACCGCCTCTTTTCAGAACACGTTTCTTCATTGCAGAGCCGCCACCTTTTTTCTTAACTCGTTTTTTCATTCCCATCATGTCGATATCTCCTATAAGAT